TCTTTCCAGTAGAAGACTCTCCAGCAATAGCAGTAATCTTATTCCCAGATACACCACCAAATATGCTACCTGAAACCAGTGCATTAAAAATGTACGAACCTGTGTCAACATAAGTTTCGGTTTCGTCAATATCAGCAGCGAGTTTGGTATAGTCATCGCCAATTTCTTTTACAATGTCTTTCAAAAAGTCCATCAAGCAACCATCCCGTAATGTTCACGAAGAATTTTTTTGTAAGGTCCACCAGGATTCTCCTCGCGGATTTCTTTTACCAGTTTGAGTTTTTGATATAGAGCGGTGTCACCACCAAGGTGTAATGCGCTCACGATAGTCGCAAGCTCTCTGTCATTAATAGGAAGATCCATTAAAAGAAAAACGATTCTAGATTTACGGTTTTTTCGACTTTCCACCCAATAGCGTCAAGAATGGACTTGAGCGGCTCTACAAAACTCTTTTCAAATTGTAGGTCATAGTCGATATACTTGTCAAGACCAAGTTCCTTGGGAAAGTCTTGAATGAAGGAGATAATATTCTCCTGAATGATATTTGGTTTTTTCAGATAGAGAAACTTAATCTTCTCCCCATTACCGATAAGTGAATATTTATTGGTAAGTTTTTTCTCCTTCACATAGTGATTAAACAAGAGTGCTCCACGACAATGAATAGGAGTTCCTTTGACATAAATGTCAGAAGATGAATGATACTTGCGAATATCAGATGCCGTTCGGGGGAATGCAATCTCTTCTGGAGGAAGTTTCCTAAACTTGACTCGACACTCCTCAATGAAGTCAATAACTTCATCTTCAGTCCCATTCATCATCAGTTTGAGACCATCTTTAATCATCTGACGGCATGGAGCAGGAGTAGAAGACTTAACTGCCTCAATACCCATCATCTTCAGTTTAGGTTCATTGTATTGAACTCCCTCACTGTTCCACACGTTGAGAATGTATCGCTTCTTCGCAGTCCAGATACCACGTTCAGCGATATTCTCACGCTTCATTTGCATCTTCTGTTCGTATGCCGAAACATAATCCGCAAGGTTCTGATAACTTTGTTCGATGAACGGTTCCAGTTTATCTTTACAGATCTGATCCAGAATTGCAACGATTGAGTTTTTATCATCAGACTTATTACCAAAAAATTTAGTAACAAGAGGTCCCATATTAAGATAGATTGAATCGGTATCCGATGCGATAACATAGTCTACGTCTTCAGTTTTTAAAAGTTTATTTAGATATTCATTTACTTTGTTTTCAATCCAACGGATGGAGACTTGTCCTGAGAGGGTGATTGCTTCGGCGTTAGCAAGTTTATAGTAACGAAAGTATTGATTACCAATAGCACCATAGGCAGAATTAAGTTGGATCTTACGCGCCATCTGGATGTTATTGCATCTGGCAATCTCTTTCTCAAGAGTTTTTGTAGGAGTTTTTTCATATTCTTGTTTGGCAGCAAGCATCTTCTTCTTAAAGACAGTTCGGTCCTTATAGATCTTCTCCATCAGTTCTGGGAGAAAACCACGAACGTCTTTGCGGAACATAGCACCGTTAGCACAAACGGCGTAGTCCTTATACATCTCAAAAGTTATTTCCTCATTAAGTATCTTATCAACAGTTGCTGATGGATGCCGTTCGTCGAGGAGAGTCTCTGGCGAGATATTGTACTGCATAATAAGGTGAGGGTACAGACTGTTAAGGTCAAAAGACACAACCCAGTCATACTTTCCAGAAATCGGTTCCTTGACGTATGCTCCCGCATATTTGGAGTCCTTATCAGAACGTTCTTTTGGAGGAATAACAATATTCCTATCCTTTAGATAGTTATAAATGATCGTATCCCACATACGGACCTGTGAGAATACGTCACCATAGTTCGCCTTAGCGTCATATGCCATGGTGACGGCAAGTTCAATGAGTTTCATCTTGTCTTCCATACGGTCAACAAGTTCCACGTCAATGATGTTGTATTCTACAAACTTCTGCCAACCATTTGTATAGAAGTCTTTGAAGGTATCAAACTCACTGTGGTCCAGTTTCTTCTGACCCAGTTCTACACTGGCAATGTAGTCAAGACGATATGACTCCTGTGCCTTGTAGGTAAACTTCTTATAGAGGTTTAGATAATCGAGTTGAGTGATGCCACCAACATCATAAGAGATGTGCTTACGACCCATAATGATGGTCTCACGCTCAGTCACCAAACCCCATGGTGACATACGCTTCTTCAGTTTCTCTCCAAGAACCCTATCCAAACGACGGACAAGGTAAGGAATATCGTACAACTCAATGTTCCAACCAGTAACGACTTCGGGAGTATTCTCCTCAATCATCCACCAGTTGATAAAGTCATTCAGCAGATCATACTCATTAGAGAATGAACGATACTTGACGTTCTGCTGCTTATTATTGAATGGTCCTTGACCCCAGGTGCGAATCTGTTTAGTGGCATAGTCCTGAATAGTGATAAGCAGGACTTCCTCAGCAGCAGACTCTACGTCAGGGAATCCGTTCTCAGACTTAACCTCAATATCCAAGGTAGTCAATTTGATCTTACTAGTATCAAACTTGATCTCTTCTTCAGGATACTTCTCAGAGATATACTGAGCGATATACCCAGTATTACCATAGATCTTAAAGTTCTCTACACCTTCATACTTCTTGATGAAGTCACGACAGTCACGGACAGAACCAGGTTGAACTGCTTCAACATACTCTCCGTTGAGAGTTTGATATTTGGTTGTCTTTTTAGAAGGAACAAAAAGGGTCGGGTTGAACCTCTCCCGAGTCATGAAATGTTCTCCATTTTCATAACCTCGGACCAAGAAGTGGTCCCCGACCATTTGAACGTTGGTATAGAATCTCATTCTCCAGTTAGTTCCAGATACTTAGCAATAACTTCTTCTGTTGGATCTGCGATAGTCAGAATGTCCTCTGACCGAATCATTAGTTCTCTCTGATTGGTTGCCCTTGGCCAAGGTATCATATCATCAATACTTCGAAAGAGATATGGATTAATCATCTTACAGTTCGGATCTCCCAACTGTGCGTCAACCTCAACCACTTCGCTGATAATAACATTATCAACGTCCATAAGCAAACACTTAATTGACTTTTCCATTTACTTTCTCCTCATACATTTCTATTACAGTTTGAAGTGGATCAACCATAGTCACCACCCAGTCGGTTGAAATGACAACATCTTCATCATTAGATAGAAGAATATATGGTGCCAAAGTTATTTGAAAATTACCTTCCTCAGAACTCTCTTCTTCAGTCAGAAGCATTGTGCGAGTAGCATTTACCTTTTGAGGTTTATTCAGAAGATATCCCCTAACCCTGTCTTCAGAAACTAGTTCTTTTGCATCAGCAATCACCTGTTCTCCAGACTTCAATAATACAAGTTTAATCGACATTGAATACTCAACTCCTCCAGTCATTCTAGCAACAAAAAGGGGAGGCGTCAACTGGTTTGTGCCAGTTACCTCCCCGTCTGCGCCGACGATATTCAGTATTATTTAGAGATAGTCCTTACGGGCATGATGCTCTGGAACTACTTTTCCAAGGACGATTCTGAGGAGTCCGTCTTCGAAGGATACGTCTCGTACCTCTGTGTCGTCGGATAAAGTCCACGCTCGTTTAAAGCTTCTGCTAGCCACTCCCTTGTGGATAAAGGTCTTCTCCGACTCTGTATCTTCCCTTTGCCCTTCGACAAAAAGTTTTCCATACTCCGTGAAAACATTTACTTCTCCTTTCTTAAAACCTGCTAATGCAATCTCTAAGTGTGATTCTACATTATTTACCTGAATCAGGTTGTAAGGTGGATAGTTTGTTTGAGTTTCATGAAGTTTGAATAGTCGGTCAAAATATTCATCCATCCCGATGCTGTGCTTGTTGATCTTATCCATCAAGGCAGGAAGATCCGCAGCGGTATAACGCTGAAAGTTCATTATGGTAGCTCCTTTAAAAGCGAGTTTGTGTTGTGTGGACCCTTACGGCATCCACTACTAATTATACAAGAAAGTATAAAAAAAGCGGGTGTAAAACCCGCCCCTTTTTATTCGGTTTTACTCAAATCTTAAAATCCATCGATCTAAGAAAGTTTCTGATTTGAATTGCCAATCTTGTTACATCTTCCTTGGAATGGTGATTGAATGCTACTTTACGCTTTGCTTCTGGATCATTAGCTTGCATTTGAGCAAACCTCACATATCCAGTACCTTTCCCCCTTTGTGGATCTGATTCTCCAAGGATTTTTCGAAACATCTTTTCTTTCTCTCCCTGAGAAAGATGCACATTGAGAGTTGCTACTGCGTATGCAACTGGTACGATACTTGACATTTTTATTCCTATAAAAAATGGATTTTTAATCTCCAATTAGAGAGACGAGTTTCAGTGAAACTCGCGTTCCACCGAAGCAACCATATTATAGATCACAAAAAAAGGGGCGTCAAGCCCCTAGTTTTATTCCGTTTCCTCTACCCGTTTCTTCTTAGACCCAATATTATACTTGGTCTCAAGAATCCACTCACCCTTATCCTTATAAGCAAGGACTTTGATTTGGTTGAGTGGAGCAATATCTTGAATCTTGGTAACGTCCACAATACCAATCAAACCCCAGTCAGCAAGCAACTGAGCGATACGGTTGCGTCGTTGGACATCATTCACCGTCAGGTTTGCGTGCTTACCATCAAGGGCAAACAATTCCTTAAAGTGAACCAGATAGTATCGTCCTTGCTTGTGAAGAATATGACAGGACTGATAAATCTTCTTTTCTTTTCTTGAAGCTACTCCGATGCGGGTCAGAGTTTCACGCACTTTCAAAAAGTCATCAGGTTCATTAAGAACCACTTCAACCATTTGTTCGGGCGACCACTTCACTTCGGGTTCTTGAACCACACTCATTTTTTTCCTCCAGTATCAAATTTCGATTTAATAAAAGTAA